GCTTGTAAAAATGTGCGTATCTTACAATTTACTAGCTTTTTCATTAATCGTCAATGCTATTTACTAGCAGAACCCAAAGGAATTTCTGCGATTCTGAGCTCGACATCCCTTCTAATATGTTCTTTTTTAGTAGCAGTGCCAGCATCGTTTACATCGTCATCTGCCTCTTTGTCTGACTGGTATTCTTTACCAGTTTCAGTGTTAGTCAGAGTAACCCATACTTCAGGTTTGATGAAAGGTACCTCCTTACCATCTAACTTTTCATATTGTATACTTGCTTCTTGTTCTTTAAACGACATGTTATTTGTCCTCCCTATTAATTTCTAATAAACTGATTGTAACGTCAGGTCCAGTAATATCTGATAAAAATTTAAGTGTGTCTTGTTCTTCTAATATAAGTATATTTGTTACAAATTCCTCTTTACCTTTGGCGGCCAAAGTGGCTGAATTATCATAGATAAAATCTGTTCCACTTGCATAATCCCCAATGGTTATAGTAATATCCGCGGCCCCCGCTCCATTATTATATATATGAATTGATTTAATCAAGGTTCGTGAGTTAGCCGGAACGGTGTAAGCTGTATTAGTAGTCGCTGTAACTAAATCAGTATTTACTTTTCTATATACATTAGCCATTAAAAAATGTGAACCTTTCTTGATCTTCTTTTAATTGAGTTAAAAATGTAGAGTTTAATTGTTCTACAATTAAACTCATTGCTCTGTTTATTTGTCTTTGGTTATCCTCAGTGTATTCTTTTTTAGGTTCTGGTAATCTTACTACTATCTTTGTCATTATCTTCTACCGTCCGGTTGAATGTCTACTTGGAAAGTTCCGAATCTCCAGTTCTCCCCAGCATTTGTATTTTCTAATTTTAAATTTGCGTATCTTCCTCTAGCTCTGGTATCAATATGAGTAGTGGTTGGAAAAATCGTAAAAGGACTATAAGCAGAGTCTACTTCATCGGTTGCTGGATAATTAGTAACCCCAACAGTCACATCATTACTACCAGTTAAAACTTTAAAGTTAGGAAGAAATCTTCTCATCGCTAGAAATACCTCACTTTGTTGTGCTTGTAAAGAAAAGCTAAAAGACTTGATGTATGAAGTTAATTTAGTAGTGGATCCATCTGGATTTAATTGATCGGTCCCCGTTTCGTGTTCAAAATATACAGTTTGACCCAATCCCGATTCGCCGATAACTGTAGGAAAAGTTCCAGAAGAGCTACTATTAAATCTAGTTGCGTAGGGTCGCGGATAAATTAAAGTATCCATCCAACTTGTTCTATTAAAATTCTCATTTACATTTGTATACCATGTACCTAATGGTGCTGGTTTTGCTTCACCATAATTATAAGCTACTGATCTATTATTAAAATCAGATCCAGAACTTGGATACCACCAAATAACTTCCGTAAATAAATTATTTAAACCCGCACAAATTTGTTGACCTTTAGTTGTATCGACATCATCAAAAACATAATCTTCAACACTACAAGGTAGTGAGTTTACAGTACCATCAAATGCAAAGAAACCATTGTTAGACATCCAATAAGCGACACCATCAATTTCAATACAAGCATTCTTACCTATTAAACCACAGTTAGTACCAACCTGTTCAAAGCCAAATGTAAAAGGTGCACCAACAAATTTCATTGTGTATAAAGCATTATCAGTCCAAACCAGAATATTTTCTTTGGCAATTAATGCTCCGACAATTTTAGTTCCGTCTTGTAATCTTTGTGTACCAGCTGAGTTAGTAGCAAGTGGTGTGTATTGATTTAATTGTTCTGCGTTAGAAAACCTAATAAACATATCATCTTGTGTAGTTACATCACCAATAGTTGTTTCTGTTCCAAGATGTATTAAGTGTCTAGTTGTTGGAGATACTAGACTCATTCTAGATGATGTAGGGTTTCCTGCAGCTTCGTTAGCTTGTGCGCCTAAAGTATTTCCTGAAGTATAGGTTCCTATTGCGGTCCAATAAAATGAATTTTGAAGAGTACTCGATCCGGCCGATAAAGTTGTTCTTGATGCTCTTACACTTAATCTTGCTGAAGCAGAAGAATCCCATGTATAAGTTTTTCCGTTTGCAATTGTTGCCACCAATACATCACCCCAATTACTTAAAGACCAAAGTCCAGGTTCAAGAGTAACAGTTGATGCTTGAACAGCTGATCCCCATCCTGCATAATTTGTAGCGTTGGTAACAGTTGTAAGACTTGAGTGAGCTTGTCCATTAGAAGTTCCAGGAGTAGCCGTTCCTTTAGCTCCTCTAACACATCCGGTTAAATTACTACCGGCAATTGCTGTGTATGTAATTAATTCGTTTTCAACAGCAATCGTCCCACCCCCAGTTGGAAAACCGGTCGCGGAAGTTAAAGTAATTGAAGTTCCCACTCCACCTGTTCCAGCTGTGTCGGCTAGCAGAGCACCATTTAAAGTTGTTTGTAGTGCACCTGAAACGTTTCCACCATAATTTCCAACACCAAATCCATATCCATAAGTTTGTTCTGTTGGACCTACTGTTGCGTAAGGTTCAACAATCATACTTCCACCAGCACTTACTGCTGAACTGGCTTGGTTCAAAGAGTCAATGGTAAATGTTGTGGGAGAAGGAACACTTAAAACTTGAAAAAGTTTATCTTCAAAGTCAGTAGCGTTTAATCCTGTACCACCTGGAAGTGTTACAGAATTTAATAAAATAATATCTCCAGTTGATAAATCATGATCAGCTGTTGTAGTAATAGTACATGTTTTTACGGTTGTACTGTCTGTTGATAAAGTAGAAGATGTAAAAGTAGTTTGAACGCCGGCGTCGTTGTCTCTAAAAGGAGTTATATCATAAAGCTGGCCTTCAAAATAAATAAGTAAAAATTTGTCAGTGCCAATTGCTACATATCTATTTCCTGTTTTATCAACAAAAGCATATTGTGCTCTAGACACACCTACAATAGTATCGGTTAATAAAGAAGACCATCCACCTATTTTTTCTGGTAAACCATATCTGAATCTGGCAAGATCAGAATCAACCCAACGACCAATCGCACCAACACTAGTATCTTGTTTGTCTATTCCAGGAGCAAACTTAATTTCTGTAAGCATTAAACTCCTTAGTTAGTGTTAGTTTTATATATCCAACCTTTTGTTGCGTTGGAAGTATATACAAGAGTTACCGCTTGATTATTATTTTGTAAATTTACATTAGAAGCGGCTCCTACAATATTTAAACCGTTTCTATCAACTGTACATTGGTTAGATGCAAATCCCCCAGTACTAGATGTATCCATAATTGTAACTTCATCACCGGCGACTGGAGAAGCTGGAAGGGTAACTTGAATAGTTCCACCACCACCTGAGTTTGTAACACCCATTACTACATCCCCATTAACTGCTGTATAAGGTGAATTACTTCCATTAGTAACAGTGACATAACCTTGTTTTAAAATTCCTAATAACTTCATTGAGTTTGAAGTAGTACCATCTGTATAGAAAGCAGCCGTGGCACCTACAGGAAGAGGTATAACACCTACTCCCGTTCCACCTACATTTTGTACTCCAATAGTATAGTTAGAAGTTGATCTTGTTGTACTGTCTTTAACAATAAAAACTCTTTCAGCGCCCGTTGGCATTGTAATAATTCTACTCGCTGCCAATGTACCGGTAACTTCTATCATTAAATTTTTACCAGTTGCCGTAGAAGATCCTAAAGCGGATCCATTATCTAAGTTTAAGGTTAAATTTCCAGCAGCAATACTAACTGTATAATATCCTGATGCTGCTAATTCTAAAATTTTTAAATTGTCATTAGTAATACTTCCCCACAAACCAGCTTTTTCGCCAGTTGTTATTATTTCTAATTGTAAATCATTTGAATAACTTGATGCCATATTATGGTGTTCCTCCGTAAGGTTTTATCTCTACCCACACATTATTTGGTCCTGGATCTATTGGATTCCAAACAATAACTCCAGCGTCATTAACTGTAAGTGTTAGTGGGTTGCCACTTACACTTACAACTGCAGATCCTGTCACTGTAGGGGCAGTTGACGTAATTGTCAAGGCATTAGATGTAGCCGTAATATTAGCATCGCCTGAAATTACTGGGTTGCCGATACTGAATGTAAGTGGATTTGAATTCGCTGTAAGATTAACAGTCGTTGTGACCGTTGGCATTACACTAGTAATATCTAATGGGTCTGCCGCAACAACTTCAATAATACTTCCTGCAGAAATATTTATATTTCCTATTGCAAAAGTTAATGGATTTGCGCTAATTCCAATGTGTGCATTTAAAGGAACAGTACTAGCAAAAGGTATTTCTGAAAAACCCGAAGCGCCAAAAAACATGGTTACGCTCCGTTGTCGATGATGTTATTGCCCTCTATCTTGGCCCATTCTTGGATTGCTTGGTAATCTGTATTGTCTTCTGCTAATGGTACTGAAATTTGTCTATTAGAATTTTCAAGTTCTACTTGATAACTACAAAATTCTCCTAACTCATTATAATTTTTTGTTATTTTATCTATTTTCATAATTATAACTCCGAACTAAATGCAATATAAACATCTGAATTATTGCCATATAAGAAAGCAACATGTCCAGCAGATCCACTTTCTCCACTTTTATATAACATACATCCTTGAGGTGTATTTGTTGAAACTGCTAAACTATCTATACCATCAGTTGCACCAGTTCTATAAACATTATAATAATCTGTACCTGTATTTATTTCTAAACTTGGATTTGCTCTCATTGTTTTATAAAATCTAAACCACATATAAATAAAATTAGCAGCATTATATCCACCCGTAGTAATAAATTTATCATTTTGTGTAATGTAATTTTGATAATATCTATGGCATCTATCTAAATTTTGATCATAAGAAATTACTTCAAAATCCGTGGCCACCGAACCGGCTTCTAATTGAACGCCTGTAACATACCATTCGTTTGATGTGCTATCTGCAAGATTGACTTGGTTTGATGTTGCATCTGCTGGAGTTGATGTGTTCCAAGTATCATTTGTTCCATATCGTGAAGATCCTGTAAGTAAAGTAAATTTTAATTTAAAACCTTCTCCATTATTGTTGTCTATAACTCCACCTGCTGCTTTTATATTACTGTCCGGTGCAATAATAATAGTCTTTTTTTCCCAAGTTGAGACACTACTAATTGAATATTCAGCTACATAATCATATCTTGTAGTATCGGATTTTTGTAAACATATACAGTAAGTTCCAGTTTTATTTGATTTTACCCAAAAAGATAATGTTAAAGTTTGAGCCGAATCTGTTCCATATTTTAAATATTGTAAATTTTGTGCTTCAATAGGTAATTGAACATGAAGATAATCGCTTGATCCAATAGAAGCGTCGGCAGTTGTACAGTCCATTTTTAAAGAAGTTGCAAAACCTTGACCAGTTGGTACATCTGTTGATTGTGATTGTGTCCAAGTTCCACCATTACTTATAGCAGTTCGATATCTATCGATAGTATGATACCCAGCAGTAGTTATAGAGGCTGCTGAAGTTGCTCGTTGAGCAACAGAACAGTCTCCATTAATTACAATATTCCTGAAGTTCGGTTCGCGAACATCTGCTATTGCTGCTGGTTGAATTCTTGTTAGTGCCATTATGCTCCTATAATTTTGTATGCTCCCCAAGTACCAGTATCTTGCTCTGGGTATGAACCTCCATTTACAGTTACGGTACCACCACTATTTTGATAAGCATAACATTCTAAATAATCATCGTCATCTAATGTTACTGTTATTCCTATAACTTTTGTTGTAACATTAGTTATAAATTCTACACTCTTGCTAATAAGAGCACCATTTAAATAAAGACCTATTGAAGCACTATAAATATCACTTGTTTGGTCATATCTAAATTTTCCCCAAACCCAATATTTACCTGCTACTGCAGGAGTAAATCTATATAAGCTGACATCATACGTAGAATCCGTATCAAAAACTTCTGCATCCATTTCTAATTTTGTCCAACTAGCATCTCCTATTGTTTGATTACCATTCATATAGGCTTGAAAAGCTGGAGTATTAGCTAAAGCTCCAGTAATAGTAGCACCTGTCGCATCTAAAGTTGCACCTGAAGGAATATCTATCGTATCCCCACTCGCGCCAATTGTAATAACATCACCGGCTTCGTTGATAATATTATTACCTGAAGAATCCTGAATGTCGTCTGCTTTTAATATACTAGTCATTGTACCTCTTTATCATATTCCTAATT